CCCAAGCCTCAACAGATGAATTCTCCCGAGCCACAACAGATGAATTATCCCAAGCCTCAACAGATGAATTCCCCCAAGCCTCAACAAATGAATTCCTCTGAGCCACAACAAATGAATTCTTAACAAAAATCCTTTGTCCTCGGCGTTTTTGCCAACTTTTATCGTTGATAATAAACCGTTCATCAATTACTCTTTTTAATGCTTCTTTCATTTCCTTTTCAGCAAATTCCCCACTAAACCATTCAGGCTTGTAATCTTGGTCAACTCGTATCCCCCAATTATTCATATTGTGATTAAAAATATCTCCATCTTTTGGCGATAATTCAACACGAACAAAATCGGGATTTCGAGTATCATCTTTTAACCTTGCTTTTTTGATTAAATCTTCGTGGTTGTCAGAATCTAAATCGTAAAGTGTTTTGTTTTTTGTGATTACCCCTGAGAAAAATTGACACATTTTAGCTCCTTTGTTTAATTTCTGTTTTCATAATAAAATTTTAACTTTCCTATTTGACAAATAAACGCCATACTTTGCGACCAGTAAGGCTCTACTGAAATATCATAGTAGTGGGTAACTTCGGGCAAATCGTGTCTCTCAAGGGCAATTTTGAGCGATTGTGAGGCTTTGGCAAGCTCTCTCTGAGTGCGTTTTGTCATCTTTTCGTGAATCCCCTTATTCCAACAGCTAAACTGGTATTTCTGTAAACAGATTTCTTCTGGCGTTTTATTCCATTCTTTTGCCCTAGTTAAAATACATTGAGCAACCATTACCTGAGCTTCTAATGATTCCCCGGAAGATTCATAAGCGATCGTTTCTACAACAATATCACTAGCCCAGGCCGGTTTTAAATCTACCAGTATCAACACCAAAGCAAATATAACCGCAACAACAAGAGCGATTATAAATATAGGAAAGAAGTAATAAAAGAAATTATCAATTATTTCTTTGAACAATCTTTTCATAGCGCTATCAAATTATGTTTTTCGATACATTTAATATCATCCTCAATATCCAACATCTCATTCCTCAAGGCTTCTTTTACAACATAACCGATTTTCTCATCACCTAACAAAGAAACGATATTATCTCTTTTTGCCAAAAGACTATGAAGTTCTAACTTATCAATAAGCATAAACACCTCCAAATAAGCGAGGCCGTAAGTATGCCGCTAGACAAAAAAGAGCAGCGTTCAAACTTCGACTGCTCTTTATACTTACGACCTCTGTTAATTTGGTTAAGCCTAGCGGACTTTTTATTCATTAGAGTTTTATCTTTTTTGATTTTAAATAATTTAATAATGCGGCATCGATTAAAAATCGAATGAGCTTTCCTTCTCTTTTGGATAACTCAATAATTTTAAGATAGAGTTTTTTGTTTACTCTTGTGGGTTGGCTTTCTTCAAGTTTAAATTGTGTTGTTCGCATGACAGTAAAAATATAACACATGCTGTATTAAAAGTCAACACTTATTTACAAATCTTTTTGGAAGTTAAAACAGCAACGAGGAATGTTTTTTTAAAACGACCAGCAGTTAAATCATTTACAGGTTAAGACGTCTCATCCCCCATAGTAAAACTGATTGCTGGCCGTTAATTGGCCGTTAATTATTTGCGCCTTTTGCTACTCCTTTTACTGCTCCTTCTGCTGCGGATTTTACAATCTCTGAAAGCAAACTTCTGAATCTGATTCTATATTCTTCCTTTTTTTCTTTGGAAATATTAGGACTTCCTATAACCTTTTCAAAAATAATCCCAAGCAATTTAAAAATCACTAGTCCTCTATTATATAACCAAACAATTCCATTTCTTTAACCCCTTTAAAAAGTTGATTCCATTCGCTTGGAGTAGAATGTCTGGGCCCGAAAACCTCTAATATAGTAATTATTCTTTCTCTGACTCGTTCACTACAGTACCGAGTCCATGAATTATTTAGCTTTCTTGTCCATCTAAAAGGTAAAAGTTGGCCTAAGAGACCAATAAAGTCGTAGCGCCTTTTCCACCAAGATTCCTGTAATTCTAGGCCAATGCAATCTTTCCATAGTTGTTTTTCGTTTTTATCTAATATTGGTTTCCAAAATTTAAGAGTAATATGCGGTTTGAGGTATTTTTCGATTGGCACTTCCCGAAAACCCTTAAAATCCTGTGAGGCAAAATGGGTAAGTTTGTGAAGCTCTTGAATGTGATTATAATTCCCTCTGGAATGCGCCTTTATAATCCAACTCATAAAACCTCTACGGTCATCCACTAAACATATTAAGGGTAAGTCAGATTCTTTAATATCACTTATTTTTATCCTGCTCATGGCTCTCTCTCCTAGTATCTACCAATTCCCCTATGATTTCCCATCCCCTGTCAAGCATTAACTCGGTTTCACCCATTACCGGCATATTGCTTTCAAGTGCCATCCTTTGAATTTCCAGCAATGCGTCAATTATTTTTTCTTTAAGTAGTATTATTTCTTTTGACAACTTTATCCTCTATCTTCCTCGCTAATATCTCAAGCTGTTTAATATCTTGTTTTGTATTCTGTTCCATACTTTGTTTGAGATTATTAATTACCAATAATATAGTCTTAAACTGGTCATGGTCGTTTTGTTTGTCTAGGTCGAAATTATCTTCCATTTGTAAATAACCTTATAGTAAAACCAATTAAACTTGAAAAAATTAAAAATATTAAAGTAGCATGAATTTTATTATGTATCTTTAGGGATTTTACATCATCCTTTATCTCATTCAAACCATCCATCTTATTGCAAAGATGTTTTAGGGTTAAGGTAGTCTTTGTTTTGTAATGAACATCATCTTTAATATCTTCTAACTCCTGTGAGGTAAGGGTAATTTCATCTGCCATATACGCCTCCAATTAGCTATGCTCCTTCTACTTACCATACTTCGTACCAGATGTTGTGAATATTACAATATCTGTCTGGTAAGCGTGTCAAAATACCACCACATGACCTGCTGAACCGCCACCGCCACCGCCTACTGTCAAATCATCTTGGTCAATTCCGATATTTTGTTTATAATCTCCTGTCAAACCCACCCACTCCCAATAAGGAAATGAAGCATCTAAGGCAGGAGAACCAGCTGTTATGGTAAAATCTCCACTACCAGGCTGGTTAAATAATGGGTCAGAAGTTGAATCATTATCTCCTGCTGTTAGACCATTTGTTCCAGCCGTACCATTCCCTTCATAAATATTATAATTAAATAGTGGTTTAAAAACTGCCGTTTCTCCACGAAACCCATATTGTCCGTTATCGTGTGCTATGCTACCAATACACAAATTAGTTGAACCAATTTCATCAAAACCTTGTGATGTCCCACCTGTATTATTATATGCTATCGAGTTTATTATCCTAAACGAATCCTCTACACCATCTCCAGCATTACTTTCAACAACACTATATATAAAATCAGAATCCCCATTTACATTAAGACCATAAGCAGAACTATCATGTATATAAGACCAATATGTCTGAAAGCCAGAACCACTTCCACCCGTACTATCAAGGGCATCATCGGTAGAGGTAGCAACTTCAACAAAATAAGCGTGTAAATTACCACTTGTTGCTCCATCAAATCCATAATCACCACAATTACTTACTTTAAAATTATAGAAATTTCCACTTTTAATATTATTAACACAATCATCCACGCAATTATCAATCCTAAAGTTATACCAAGACCCACCAGTAGAACCATTCCCATCAGCTATAATGCCGTAATTTCTTGCTCCTTCACCATTAAAAAATGGTCTATCTGTTCCATGAGGATTATCACCCCTTGTAGCATTATATCCAATCCAATTAACATATCTCTGTTTTTCATCCAAAATTTGTGCGGCAGCACTTGTATATGTACCTGCTTTAATAAAAACGTAATTGCTCCTTTCTACCATACCATCAGCGGCAGCTTGGGGAGTTGCTAACGCACCACCAAGATAACCAGTACCAGCAGAAGCATCGCCAACACTTCCACAGGCTCTATCTAATGTTACGGTATTAGCATTTGTATAAGCTGTTACTTCATAATGTCCTGCGGTAAAATTAGTTCCTGCTGTTATATGAATTAAATTATCTACCATAACGGCAGTAAAACCACCAGCGGCAGAAGTTAGTGTAAGCCAACTTGAAGCAGAAGTTGAAGCTAAGTCATTTGTTTGATTGCAACCTGCGGCACACCAATCTTCTTGAGCGGCATCTTGTTGCGAATAATCTGTACCAGCTCCACCATTATCATATCCACCACCATTATTATCATTTCCAGTAGTGCGAACTTCCCAAATTGTATCGTATGGTAATAAAGCAAAACATAGAGAAGGTATTAATAATAGTAAAAAACTACTCAGTATAAACTTCTGCACAATCAATTTCATTAAATACTCCTTGTTGTTCAATTTCACTACATCTATAAGTTATACCCTCAACTTCTTTAAAAACTATTCTACGATGGACAGAAAGACTATTATCAAGAATCCAACTAGGATGAATTTCTACATTAACCAAGTTACAACGTCTAAATGTAAGGTTCTCCCCAATAATGGCGTCTGTATGTGGTTCTGCTTGAGAGAAGTTAATTTCTTCTTCCACTATCGTACCATCGGGAATAATTACTTTGTGAAATGAATAATTTCTAGCTTTCTTTTTAGTCGGGTCAAAAGGATTTCCTATTTCTGGATTATAATAGACAGTTCCCCTATCCTTATCGTTCTTATAATCATTCTTAGCGGGTTTCAATTCTTTATGAATTAACTTTCTCCCTTCTTTATATTTCTTATTTACTTTGTCTACCAATCCTGTATTCCACAAAGCCAATCTTACTTCTTCACTTTGGTCTGGAGTTAATAATAGGGTTTCATTTATATCTGGTTTAGCGATTTTATCAAATGACCATTCTTCTTTTATGTAATCTTTGTAAAGTGGATTCTTCTTTACCTTGCCCTTATCATTAATATAATAATACTCTGGTACAACTTCCCATTCCACATTGTTTTTATCTTTGACTTTATCTTTTGCAAAACAAAGCATAGGGACAGCCATCAATATAAGCAATACTTCAATCCATCTAAGTTTCATATATCTCCTTACGATTCGGGTATATAAAATTCTATCTTAACCATAAAATAGTTATCAGTATCTACGGGGTCTGCATCTATATCTATATAAATGAATTGACCAGCGGCAACAATACCATTTGTTAAATCTGAACTAGACATATCGGCTTCACTTGAATTACCAGTAGTGGTATTTAATACATCTATAAGTGTAGGGTCTGCGCCTGGGAATGCTCCAGTAGTTGGGTCATCACAATTCATTAAATTAGCATCTAGTTCTGTAGTAGGGTCGGCTTTTGTAGCATCTACTTCCCAACCTGTTATAACTATTCCATCGGGGAATATGGTTGAATCTAATTCAATTAATACTAAATTAGTGTTCCTATCGTATGCGGCATCAAGTCCAAGATTACCAAATATCATGTGGCGTAGAGGTATTGCTATTTCAAAAGCGCCATCATGTACTACTAGTTGTTCTTGAGTTGAATCTACTGCAATTTCACCTGCATTAGCTAAAGTTACGTCGCCAGCAGTATTTTCTATTTCTGTAGCTGTTGCTCCACCGAAGTCGTGAGTGCCTGTCCATACAGCACCATCAGCCTTATTAACCAAAGCCTTATCAGTTACTATTGCATCAAGCTCTGAAAAAGCATCTATCGCATCATCTTCTATAATTGCAGAACCTAATCCGTCTAATCTATCTAATTCTGCGACAGTTAAGGTTGTGGGAGTGGAAGTCGTTAAACTTGTTGTAATAGTGGGAGTGGTAAGATTCCAAGAAGTTACTGCAACAGAATCATCTATTGAAATATTTGCATATGTTCCACCCAATTCTCCGCTGGGAGTTTCACCAGAACTATAAACAGCATTACCACCTTCGGTAAGAGTTAAAAAATTAGCTGTTGCTGAACCTGCTTGGTCAATCGCACCAGTAACAGAAAATGAAGTATAATTTGTATCCCAATCACCCAATCTCAACCATTCACTTCCAGCATCTATATAGAAAAAATTAGGCTCTGTGCCTGATTCTATTCTAAAATCCATATCTTGATTATCTTCATTGAATACAAAATATCCTTGTCCCGGAGTTCCATTATCTCCAAAAATGCAAAACATTTGATCAGCGGCAGGAGAGCCATCGTCAAACATTGTCCTTAAGCAAAATGCGCCTGCTTCATCGCCATTAGCTACTTCTTCTGAAGTTGCAACCATCTGTACATAAGTAGTATTTACCCCTGTGCTATCATCGCCTTGAAAGTTTATTACCCCTATCCTATCCGAATCAGCAGGAGTAGGAGTAGCACCAGCTTTCCTTAAAGTTATTCTTGGACCGTTTGAATCGTCATTTGTATTTTGTACCCTTAGCTCTGGCTCTGTCGTTGTCGCACTCGTGAAAATAGGTGAATATACACCTACATCTATTGTAAGGTCATTATCTAGGGTAGGACTATCAATTATTTCTGTAAAATCTATGGTATCATCTACTATATCTGCGGTAATATCATCGGGACCACCCGCTCCACCATCTGCTTCTGTAAAAGTTATTTCTGTATTATCTAGAAAATTAGCAGTAGTATCGATTGCTGTACCGTCTACAGTTACGACATCTCCTGAACCACCTGCGGGTGTTTGCCAAGAAGAAGTACCGTCTCCATCTTCCCTAAGATACTTAGATGCCCCACCTTCACCTGTGGATAATACGGCTGTGCCTTCAATAGTAGGGGTATTATTCGGCGAATACACTTCGATCGGCGTTCCTGAAGGAAATTCCATCGCATACTCTTTAAATGCTGCCTCTGCCTGAGACGAAAACAATAACAATAAAAAAATAAATATAAACTTTTTCATAGACTATCTCCGAGTAAGTCAAAGGTATAAAAAGTTAATGCGGGAACGCTGTCGGTGAATCGGCCTGTAACTACTGTCCAAAGAGCATCATAATTCGTTCGAGTTTTCCCTGCGGCATAGGTATATTGTTTTGTGGAACCTATCCTATGAGCTTTTTGTATAATCCACGCCCCACTAGATGTTAAATAGCCATAATACATATCTGTTGAATCGGTCATATCAGTATGAGCTATTTCAAAAACAACATTTTGCCCACCAACTTTATGAAAGATAAACCGATAATCATGCAAATTTATTGCCATATATCACCTCTTATTTCAAAGCCGCGCTAATCACTTTTGTCGCTTTTAGTTTTGCGTCAAAATCTCCACGTTCTTTTTTAAGCGCTTCAACTTGTTTTTTATTGCTTATTTGGAAATCCTGTTTATCTTTTTCGAGGCTTGCCCTATCTTTGGCAAGTTTTTTAAAACCACCTTCTTGAATCTTTTGTCGTTCCTCAGCATTAGCCATTAAAGTTTTCGCTTCTGCCATCAGCTTCTTTGCGTTCTCTGTAGCTTTAACGATACTTTCAATGTTCTTGATTTTTGTTTCTCTTTCGTTAAACTCTGCATCTTTTCCTTTATATCCCGCTTCTTTTTCTTCTAACTTCTTTTTTTGATTGTCGAGTTTAACTGATTCTTCCTCAACCTTTTCATTGTTCGCTGTCAACAAAGTAAGTACCGAGTTTAACTGCTGTAAAGCATCTTTGATTTTGTCTAGCATGAATCCTCCCTTTATTTTTGTCCTGTGATATATCCATCTACATCGGCCAATTCAGTTCCACTTGAACCTGTAGCTGTTATCGTTATCCTAACATAAGGTATTTGTATATTATCATCAAACCAACCCATATAACTACCATCAGCAGTCAATGTTTCGCTTGTCTGGGCAATCCCATCAAAATCAGAAAAATCAGCAGCAATCCAATTTGTGCCATCGTGAGAAATATGAGCAGTAATGGCAATAGATACTACCGACCCCGAATCTGTTTCGTCGTAGTCAACATAGAAAGCAATCTTGTTATAATCGCTCGTATTCCATGTTCCAGTAATCGAAGTTGGGGCTGCATTTAAAAGCGTATCTATTACTTGTCTTTTTTCTGGCCCCGCCCAAGCGACACCGCAAAGAAAAGCAAAACAAAGAATCGTTGAAAATAGTCTTTTCATAGTACCCCCTTATGTATGGTTTTGTTTAGGTTTCTCAAAATCTATATTAACGTAACCTCCGCATGGAGTAGGATTAAGTTCGTCATGGGTGCAATGGTGATAACGGCAGTTCCTATGGTTAGGTATTTTTTCACTTCCTTTTGGTTTGTGAGCTTTGGCTTTTTTGTCCTCGACGAGATTTACCAAATCCATAACTTCTTTTTTAGTATCAAAAGCTACATCCAGTTCAATTCTCCATTTCATGGATTCCTCCTAACGATATACTTTTTTCTTTTTCTTTCCTTCTAATATATATTTACTCCAACCCAACATTTCCAAAATTCCTTTTCTTACGTTTCCATCTTGGACATCTGCTACTCCAGCAGCAAAATTCTTAACAGTTGATACTGGTAAATAAAAAGAATCCCCTGCCTCGGATAAGGAGGATAATGCTTCTAGCACATCTTCTAAAAGTATGTCATCCCAGTCTATTTTACCTAACGCTCTTTTAACAGAAGTAGTAACCGACAATATAGGTACTTCTAAATTAAATACTCGAAGTCCTAACGCCTTTCTTAAAATACTATCTATGGCATCACCAAAAATAAACAATCCATTCAAAGAACCAAGCAATCCAGCTCTTAGATATTCTTTTTGGTCGTCTTCATCCCAACCTCCACCATTAGCAATAAATTGAAACATAACAGGAAGCAAAACATGGTAAATCAACATAGTCTTTGCAACTTTAGTAATATTTTTAGCTGATGTCCCACCCTTCTGAAACAAACTCCTTACCGCATTTAATTCTTTAGCAAGATATTGTCTTTGAGAAGTCTTAAACATAGTAAACAATCTCTCTATGCTTCCACCTAATTGGACTTCCGACAACCTTGATATGTCTGCGGATTGTTGAGTATTAGCGCTAAATTCCTCATATTCACTTATAATTGCATCCAAATTAACATTTTGATTTAATCTGGAACGCCTCAATATCCAACTTCCCCAAACGATCGCACCCTTATCCCCTAACCTATTATTTAATAATAATAAATTAGTTATGCTTTTTGCTGTAAAGAATTTATCAGTTAATCCTGCTTCCGTAGCAGCCTTAATATCCCTCTCCATGCCTGCGCCTCTGGTACGAATAAAGATACTTTCTTTTTGGAGAGTTTTATAATTCTTAATCGGATGAAACCAAAAATCTACTGCACCTGTTACAAAATCTGCTATTCCAACTTTTTCATAATAAGCAACAGTTGATACAAATTGTTTGATTGTTAAAGCTGGCTTTAGCATGAGCCTTCCAACAGTAAAACCTTTTCTAAGAAAATCTATTCCTGGATACTTTAGAGCATTAATATTCCCCTTATTAGCTAAATGTTCTATTTTGGTAACTATAGCACTATAAACACTCGTCGGAAATTCTTGATTTATAGCTTCTTTGACTTGGCTATCTTTAAATACAGCTTCCATTTCTCTTATCTTCTCAGCCCAAGCCATGAAATAATTTGTTTCTTTCATGTGATTATCTAAGGCGTAAATGCTACTTCTTGTTTTCAATGGTAGAAAATTCTTAACTCTTGCTTTTAAACTTTTAGCCGTAATCCCGACTCGAAAAGACGTATCTTCAATAAGCTGGTTTAATCCCTTAGTAGCATCTACTCTATAACCCTCTCTTGCAATTGGAGAATAAAATTCACTAAAAGTCAAATCTACTCCAAAAAATTTCCTATAAAGAGGATTCAATCTTTTCCATTGTTCTTTATACATAGCAAATTGCGCACGAGCAAACGCTTTGTCTTTGTCGGTAACATTTTTCTCTATAGCAGAGATAATCTCAGACGTATATTTGTTGCCTTTTTCAAATGACTCTCTTAAAGATTCATCTTGCAACTCCATCCATTTTTTGATTAACTCATCTTTAGTAAAGATAAGTTCAACCTCTACACCATCAGCGTTCTTAAATTTTCCAAGATTAACTTCTTTAGATAAGTCGTTTATTTTCTTATGGACATTGATAGTGTTTTCTGCAGTGCCTGCAAAACCTTCTTTTTTACTTTTTATCTCATAAGCTTCAAGAATAGCATTATCAAAATCTTCCCTAAACCTATATTCAGAAGCCTTGTAAACATTCTCTTGAGTTAAGGTACTAAACAATTTTTGGAGTTTCTTGCTTTCAACGCCAGCGTTAAACTCTATAATATCCATATAAGTATCCCACTGACCTATCCATCGTGTGCCTAAGGCTTTCAAGAATCCTTTGAAAGATTTTGCTGTAGTTTTTCTTGCTCCTATCGTTTCTCGACCTGGGATAACTCCCCCACTACCAGTAATCTGCTCGATAGTGGTTTGTTTCAATCCGTCAATATGTTCTTTTCTTTCAGTCCTTAATACTTCTCGTGCTTCCTTGCCTTCTTTTTTTAATTTAGTTATAGTATCTAAAATCCGAGTTAAATCTTTTATAGACTTATTATCAAAATCAGAAAACAAATCTAAAATATCGTTCTGTAGTGCTATGTCTTCTGCGGGAATTAAACCTGTGGTTTTATCTATGTTCTTTTGGATAATGTCTAAGGCTTCTACCCTGTCTGTTTTCATAGCCTTTTTAATCAAATCCAAAGCGCCTTGAACTTCTGGCGTGAATTTACCCTTTATCTTCCCCGCTTGTTTTTTAGTTTTAGTACGTTTTAACTCTTTGCTTATTTTTGACTTTAAGATATTTCTTTCTTTTTGTGTCTCAATCCGTTCAATACGAGCTAGTATATCTGGCATAGCCTCATCAAGTTGAGCTTGAGTTTGTATTGATTTTATAGATACAGGTATCTCAACATTAGCTTCTTTAAATAGTTTTATAACTTTTCCTTGAATATCTTTAATTTCTTTCTTAGCGATAGTTTTTCCTTCTCTAATTCCTCTAGCGACATCTTTAAGACTTTGCTTGATTAAAGTCATCTTTCGCTTGCGGACTAAAGCATTATCGAAAGTAAGAAGTTTTTGTTCATCGCCTACTTTGATTGCTTGGTCAATCTCTTTTTCTTGAACAGTAACTTCGGGAGTTACTACTACCTCGATTGCTTGGTCAATCTCTTTTTCTTGAACAGTAACTTCGGGAGTTACTACTACCTCGGCTTTGAGTTGGGCTTGTTGCCAGATGTCGGTGAGTTGTTGTTTTATATTTTTTATACCTATAAGATTTTCACCTTTTTTCACTTGTTCTTTTGTAACAAATAACATATTTATACCTGCAACCGATGGGTCAGAAACATTAAATTCTTTATTAAGTGCTTTCTTTATTGATATTCCTTTTACTCCTCTTACCTCAGCAAGACCTTTTTCAGTGGTTAGAATAAAAACATCCAAATCACTTGTTGGTTTACCGATTCCTTTTGCCATTGAACCTGCTAACATAATATCAAATGGTTGAGTAACTTTAATTTCTTCTAAAGCAGTATTTATTGTTTTTTCTACACGACTTAACTTATCAATGGGAAATTTCTCTACAAACTCCTCAGCAGTCTTAAACTTCTTAGCTTCTTCGACAAGTGGCTCTACAATGCCCTCTTTCCCCTTGGGAATTGGCTCAGGAGCGACTTCTTCTCCCTCAACAGGGGTAACTACTGGCTTTTCGGGTTTCGCTTCACCTTCAGCTGGTTTTATAGGGATTACAGCGAGGTCTTGCTTCATCTGCCTAATGGTGGTTACGGTATCAACGCCCGCGCCCGGTAGAGCTAAAGCCGCCATCGCTGCCGCTGACTTCTGGGCTACGGTAATCAATCTATCTGTAATTTCTTCTCTTGTAGGGATGGTGTCGGGCTTTTCATCTAACAATCCAGCGATTGCTTCTGCGGACAAAGCTACAGCTTCCTGTCCTATTTCCTCTGACCATTCTCCGCCTACTGCGAGAGTATATTTTTTCATTAAACTTAACAAAGCGGATTTTACTGGCTTAGATATAAGAGTTTTCGTAAAAGCTCTCTTAAAAGGCGCGGCTAATAATTTTAATTGCCCTAATTCTATCTCTCCACTTATAGCACCTGCCGCCAAAGAAACAGGACGCGCGACTTCTAAATTTATATTATTTTCCATCAAGTCAAGAAATATTCCACCGCCTTCTGCGTCCATAGAGAATTTTAATACTCCGTAACTACCACCTACTGTCATCCCTGCGGCAAAAGCTGTTGGAACAGTGATTAATTCTTCAGGGGTAGCAATTTGCGGCCCGGCTTGACCTGCTACTGCTGTTATCGCTCCAAAACCCATGCCAGTTACAAGACCAGTAGCAAGACCTTCTTTCATAGCACCAATCGTAAAGGGAAGCGTATTCGCGACTTCGCCTAAAATATATCTCACTGGATGTTCTTTAAAACTAACCTCTTCTATCTTTCCTATTGAATCCAACTCCTTTAAATACTCCCTATTGCCTTGATTGATTGCCTTATCAATCGGTATCTCTCCCCACATCGCGGCTCTACCGTAACTACTTCGCATCATATTAGCTTTACCGCCTCTGAAGTTCTTTACGACGTGCTGGAAAAGGCTATCGTTATTCTCTGAATCAGGATTAACTTCTAACCCTTCGTAAGATTCGCTTATAGGAACAGCGTAATCAGGCAAAGGTTCTTTTTCTTTTATAGGAATAGCATAAGCGGGTAAAGGCATTATTCTATCTTCTCCCAAATCTCTGCGTTAAACTTATCTTCTGGAATTATAGCTTGCGCGCCGGTTGGCTTGTATCGTACTTTTACCATCTGAGATTCTACCTTAGCTTGTTCTTTATTAATTTCTTCTTTCGCTACTTGCATAATTTCTTCTTCGTTCGTATCAGGATTTTCATTAGCTCTTGTTAAAGTCTTGAATAACGCAGCAGATTGTACCGTGTTCTTGACAGGTGCGTTTTTAAAGAAACTCCATAACGAACCCCAGAATCCTTTTTCTTCGACTCCGTTTAATTCCTTTGAGCGCATCTTAGCCGCATAAACTAAAGCTCCTAATCTATCTCTGGTAATTGATTTATTCTTTAAAGCAGTAACCATAAAATCGCTCATGTTTTCTTTATCATCTGCTAAGAATATGTCCTCGGCGAATTGCATAAAGGCTTCGTTCTTTTTTTCATCATCAAGTTCAAACTTACCTATCTCTAAATTCTTTTGAATGGCTTCTGCTAATTCGGGGTCTTGAGCGGCATATTCGTTTAGATTCTTAATCGCTTCTATCCATGTTAATTCACCACTTGCGATACTTGATACTACGTTAATACGATTCTCAACTAACGCGTCAACTCGTTTAGTTTCTAAATCAACCTTTGCTCTTTTTTGAATAGTATTGATTTCTTTAAGATACTTTTCTTTTTCTACTCCAGTTAATTTATACGCTCCCTTATTTATTAACTGTTCTGTAAGCTCTGGATTATTATGTAAATCATGCTCGACTTGCCCTGTTCTCAAATCCTCTTTAAACTTCTGGAAATTAACAAGAGCATCATTGTTTCCTGTAATAGCCGCAATCTCTTTAAACTCTGCCGCCGCCCACCCTAATACTCGTGTTTTCTCATCGGGAGTTCCCGCATAAAATTCTTTTTTCTTTGCGACTGACTCTTCAGCAAAACTACTTATCATACTTTCTGCAACTCTTCGATTGTGGAGATTTTTTAATTTGAATTGAGAATTTAAAACATCTCTATCATACTCTAGGGAGAATTGCTTTTGCGCGAGAGGATTGCGGATAGTCTGCGAAATCGCCTCTTTATCATCAGCGAATCGCTTACTATAAGTTCCTAAGAAATCCTCATTAGAAGTCTCAGTATCTTGTGAGGCATCCTGTAATGCTTGATTGCGGGATTTTATCGACGCTGTCCCTGCCCGATACGTTTCTTCTTTTGCCTGTAAGAGATACATTCGCTCCCCGACTTCGGCAACTACTTTACCCATCTCAGACATTGCCCTGCCACCTGCGGCAAAGTCTTGAGGGCTGACCTGTATCGTAGGGGTTTCTCTTGTAAGTTTTCCTGCGACTAAACTTGATTGGCTAGAATATTGGGGTATCTTTGGCAAAATAAACTCCTATTCAATCATACCTGCTATTTTAGAACCACTTTTTAATATCGTTTTTGTAGCTCCTGCGTAACCTGCTCTCTTGTAATCTTTCGCTAGTAAACTTCTATATGTCGCTTCCGCTCCGTATCGGGTTGTCTTAACATCACGTTCATAACGTATTTTTTCAAGCCCAGTTTCGAGATTGTATTTATTCGCGGCAATATCTAATTCAAATTGAGCGCTAGTAGACGCCATAACATCTAACGGAGTTCCTACATCTACTCGTACGCCAGACTTAGCGAATCTAACTCGTTGCTCTGATGTCATACTCACTTTTTCGCGGGCAATCTTATCTCGTTCAAATTGACTTTGTTGTGTTAAGGAAGTAGATTCAAACGCCGCGGTTTGTTTTGTTGTTTCGATATTCGCTAATGCTGTTGAAGCGTTAAATTTCTCAGCAGCCGCCATCTGTTTCCCTTGTTGAACCTGCCCGACCGCATCCACTACCGTACCAACTGCCATCATTGCTATAGGAACCCAAGCCATATCAGTTCTCCTTGGAATAGAGCGACATCCGAATTACTTTATGTTTAATAAAACCAAGATGATTCAAAAGCCTGTTAGCGTCGAGAGAATCATCAAGGCACTCGACTATCATTGTTTTTATATTGTAAATATCAATAAGTGCTACCATGTGGTTAGTTATTAACCTGAAAATCTCTATCTTATATTTTTTGGCTTCTTTGTTAAGGAATAAATAACATCCGCCAAATCCGTTCCATAATGGGTATGCGCCGCCAACTCCGATAATTCTACCATCAATCATCCCTACAAAAGATTTACCCTGACGTGCATAGTAGTCAACAATGGGTGCGACTTTCGGGCCTGAGTATTCATTGTCTACTCCGTCGTAGGAAAAATGGTCTAACATCCCTTGATTATATGGTAATACATCAATCATAATGAAATAATTTTAATTGACATAATTATTTTTATACGTTATACTATTTATATCTAACAGAAGCTTGGTATTTTTTTGTCCACAATCGGCGGTGAGTAAGGTAGAAATTCTTAACCGAGTTTCTGTTAGAAACCTGAAAACCGCCTTTAATTTTGAGGTGAAGAGATGCCAAAAGGATATAAGCATACCGAAAAGACTAAAAGAAAAATTAGTAAAAATCATGCCAAATATTGGCTTGGTAAAAAAAGATTGGATATATCTAGAGAAAATCATTATAATTGGAAAAATGGAACTCATAAAAGTAGAGGATATGTTATGATTCGTAAATATATTTTTTGTGATAAAAAAATTAACAGAAGTCGTCTTGTTATGGAAAAGAAACTTGGTAGATTTCTTAAACCCGAAGAAATTGTTCATCATATCAATAGAATTAAAGATGATGATAGACCTGAAAATCTTAAACTCTTTCTCAATCATAGTGAACATGCACGTTTTCATAAATCTAGTCGTAGTCCGAAGTAGTCAGATGGATTATTATCGCTAAAATATTTAAAGGATACGGCCCGGCTTGAGTTATAACTACATAACCATCCCTATCCCATGCGCTAGGTTGTAAAATCTGTTGATCGCCGCTGAATGTTTCAATAAAATCACCCGAAGAACCGCTCTTAGGCAAGAAGTCAAATTCATCTTGGGTATCAGTATTTCCCGCTTTCATCTTTAAACTTTCGTGGACTCTAACTACTATTTTATTGATTCGTTTCAATTTCCCCTGAGCTGTATCCATGCCTGAACCTGCTTCAATACGCATAGGTTTTAAATATGGCGTAAATCTTAATCCAGCGTGTATTTCCCCTCCACCGTTAGCAGGTGTGGTTATTGCGGCCACCCCGCCCGCCGTTACCACTGCTGTCGTAGCGGTATCTCCATCAATGAATAAATCAACGGTTTCCGCTACAAGATGAGTCAGACCTGTAACAGACGTAGAACATTTTCTGACTTCGCCCCCTGAGACATACGTCGTATAAGCGGTAGTATTAACAGCTACGCCTACGGTAGCGGTTGTATTTAATTGAAAGGTATCGCCTGACACACCAGCTACTTTGTATTTAGTGCGATTGACTTCTGTCATCCCCAATACACCCCTGACAATAACTATATCGCCATTGGAAAAACCATGCCCCGTAGCAGTCATCACCCCGGTAGTAGCTTTTGTTATGGCGGTAATCGGCTTCGGACTGTCTAAGGTAAGCCCACTGTCCACAAAGAAAGCATCCTCTTGTTCGCTACCATAATCCATCGGCTTGAAATATTCTATGTAACGAACTGTAGAACCATTTATTGTCCTTTTCACGATTATCCAAACTTCATCATTAGCACCATCACCGGGGATAACAGCGACAGTTTCTACAACTGCGTTTCCCGCCCCGAAAGAACCGCCTAAAATTTGTCTTGACCATGCGAGAACATCTTGATTGACTTGTCGAGTAAGACAAGCAAGTTCACCATCGGATCGTACACACCATAAAATATTATAAGGAGATTGCTGATATGCCATCTCTACGATTCCATCGCCAGTGATATGCTCTGCAAGAACCGTAGCGTCAAATGCGCTTTCAATATATTTGTTATCACTACTCATAAAACTCTTTCCAATAAATTCTCTAACAATTTTAGAATTACGTTGAACATAGAAAAGAGAGTCGCCCATTTTCTTCGGAGTAACACCTAAAGAGCCGTATGTAATTTCTCTTTTGATTGTAATATTAGTCGGAGTAATAGCAACTTCGTCGTTACCTGAACTCAAACTAAAAACACCTCCAAAAGTTCCCATTGCTAAAAACTTTCCAGAAGAAAACCATCGTATCGCATTGACTTGTTCTGAACCGATTGTATAAGTAAAAGCGTCTCCAGCGTTTACGCCTACCGTCATATCTTCGTAATCGCCGGATACAGAAACCCAAGATTTCTGAGGAGCATTATTAATATTGGCAAAATGTATTCTTTGCTCAAAAATACTTACACAAGTAGGGCAATCATCTGAATCGTCAGCGCCGAATGGGTCGCCTGTGGTCGTAGGATGTGCTACACCCTGATCAGCCGTATCAGTCCCATTCGTTAAGACCTCACCAAGCGTGTACGCCGCATCCCTATCTTTTACCCTGTATGTTTTTGTAGTAAGTACCTCGACAATCACACAAGTGCTTCCGCTTGTATTACCTGTTACCGTCTCTCCTGCGCTCCATGCCCCTCCGGGCGCTACATCTAAAGTTAAGAGTTCAGGAGCGTAATTAGCAATAGCAAAAGTTATTACATCAGGGGCGTAAGCTGTTGTAGGTACAGTATAGTCCGCAGTTTGTAAAGCCTCGCCTTTTACTAAAATTAATTCATCTATCCATCCATCAAAATAATTAGCAGGGCCACTTTCGTATGCTCCAATCCATAAATCAGCAGCTAAACTTCCAACATTATTAGTGCCAAAAGCAGTAGATACGGTTAAAATCTGTGATACTCCATCTATAAAAATTAATCCAGTAGTAATATTTCTAACAAATAAAAGAGTATACCATGTATCGTCAGCTAATCCATTCCAGGCGCTAGTCATTGTATAGGTTCCTTTTGCGGTGCCATCTACAAAATTCATAACTATTTTATGAGCTGCGTCTTTATAAATATTCCAATAATGCGTTCCATCAACAAATTGGGAGAATAAAAATTGAATGCCTGTTTTATCGTCAAATTTTACTCGACAGCCAATAGAAAAACTACCCACCCCAAAAGAAAAATCTGCATGATCAGCTACGGTTAGATAATCGCTATCGCCATCTAATAAAAGAGAAGCTCCTCCAAATACATATTGAGCCGTATCTATTTGAGCCGTTCCTTGCGCTGCAGGCGTATGTGTACTTGTTTCATCGGTAATAGTAGTCGAGCCATCGGTTCCGTTAAGATGGAGCATCATTTTAATATTAGTATTCCAAGTGAGAGCGTTGCGGGTAAGTTTCCGAGGTTTATATGAAGGATGAGTTATCCACATCGTATCTGCGTCTTGAGCGAATTGTAAATCGAATAAATCAGCTTCAAGATAGGGGGATGCAATCTCATACGCAGAACCAGAAGATAATAGTTGCCCTTGATTAGCGTAAAATCTGCAATACCTATCTCCAAACTCTATTATATAGGCTTGAGTAATTGAAAACTGGAAAGGTACAAGGCGGGTTTTTCTATCAGAGTCTTTTACTTCGGAAACATAATACGTACCGGGACGGCGCTTAGCGCCACCATAGGGAAGATTAATAAAATTTTCTAATGTCTTTACGCCTGAGTAATATCGCTCGACATCTGTCCTGCCATCTAAATACGGAGAAAGTTCACCAGAAGCGAAGGAATTGAGAATAGTCGAAGTTTTCATTTTTTTACTTGACCTCTATCTTTAAATTGTGAATCAATCCGCTCATACACGTTTTCACTGGAATCCTCTCAATGTCAAACCTTCTGAAATAATTTTTGATGGTCGTAAACTTTAAATTTTTATTCTCGTGCAGTTTCCCATGAATCTTCATCAAATTTCTGAGAACTTCCCTCCTGCGCATCGACCGCTTTCGCTTTACTGAGTTTTTTATCAAATAATTCCTCTGCCGCGAGTCTTAACTTCGAGTCATTCGTTGTCGCTATAGTCATCTCTGCGGCAAGTTTGTAGCAAAATGCCATTATAAAAGCTGTAGAAAATTCTGTCGTAGTCGTTATCTGAGCTATGTATTTTATTTTTATACTTGTTTCGTTAGTAAGAAGTCTAGCGCCTTCGATTACAAACACGTCATCTTCTTCTGTTGTCCTGATCACACGCAGACAATCAGTAGGCAAAGCATAGGCGTGGTCAAACTCAAATTCAGGGATTACAGCCTCAATTCCCGGTGAGGTAAAAGCGGTATCAGGGTCAGACGTAGAATAAACATATAATATGTCGCTTTCCCAGAACCAATACCCTGTGGCAGTACAAGCGGCGGCCGAGGCGACTTCCGTTCCTTCTGTACCGTCAAAATCAACCGAAGCTGGCTCAGTAGTAAGCGCGGCTTGCCAGACATTCGTTGTCCCTTCTGCTGTCCATGTCTCAACCTCTCCGCCTAATTCCGTAAGCGTCGCCCTCTTTATAGCGAAGTTCCACGGATGTTCTTCCAGTAATTCTTCACGAACCGACTCATAAATGTCATTCATTATCCGCGCTTGCTCAGTTAAATCTCCATCAAGTTGAGCTTGCGTTACTTTCTCCGCGCCTATTATTCGTAATGATTTATTTTGGATTTCAAGTTCAGTCATAATTTCCCTCCAGCCGTACGCAGAGCAAAGCTAACAAAACAATCCAAGTTCCCGCAATCGAAGCGTACCGCAAAGTTGTCTGACCACTCATGTTAATTAATATAATCAATACAGATGCACTCAAACAATAAGTTAATCTATTTTTATCTTTTTTAAAAAAGAATTTTTTAAATATATTATAAATAAACATACAAAAAATAATAACAATTGGCGCACCTAGTTCTAGTGCTAAATGGGCGTAGTCATTATGCGCGCGCCTTGTCTCATTTCTTCCCATAACATTCTTTTTTACTTTAAGCACTTTCTCGGTAAAGGTCGAGTATCCATGTCCGAGAAAAGGTCTTTTAAAAATCTCTTTAACCATGTCTGTCCAAACTTGAGGCCGACTGCAAGTAAATTTCGCTTTTACATAATGATAATTAGATAAAAACAATCCCATGCCGACTAGAATAATTAAAGCTAATACAATCCACTTCTTAAAGCTATATGATAAAAAGCAAAGTCCTAAAAAACAGGAGAATATCGGGCTTACTGATTTAGATAAAAGAAGTGTTACTGTCGGCACTACCGCAAGCAAAGGATGGACGAAAAACATCAACGGCAAAGCCATAGCCGAATACTGCCCTAGTTGAGAATGGCTCTCCATCATTCCATTTATTACGTAGGAATGTTTCCACACTAAATTTATATCAAAGAGCTGGAATGAAGTAACGATTAAATTTATTATTGATACCGCAAGTATCGGGATTAAAAACTGTTTCGCATCTCCCGAATAACAAACTACTAAATAAAAGAGCAATACGCCACAAAATACATATATGAAGTTCCCACACGAAAACCAGAAATTAAACCATTCTTGACTTGGTACGCCATCAAAGAATACTCTTACAAGTGCAAGTAAGAGAAACGCGGTAATATGCCAAATCTTTAATTTTCTTTTTTGTTCAGAAATTAGACCTATCGCGAATAGGACAAATATCCCGATTATAAAAAACATCCCTCTTGCCATGCCTACTTTGTAGTCTTTAAATACAAAGATAGGCGATAGCAAGAGAAATATTTTAAGAACCTTATCAAACATTATTGAGGCGGTGGCCCGTAATAAACGAACACTGTGCCTTCTGATAAAGCGATTCCTAAGCCTTCACTAAAATAAATTGGCTTTGCGAACCATTTAGTCTGAGAATCATACTGTGTTGCTTCTCCAATCTCATCATCTAATGGATAGGTAGAATGGTCGTTAATTTCGGCTGTTGTATCGCAATCCTTAATTCCTGCAAAAGAACTCGATGCATCAGCAAAAATTGACCAACCATATATCCAAACTCCGTCAGTTGTAGCTATAGTCGTTCCTGCTGTCTCGTATGGCCCATAGGTTTTTAAGCCATATCGAGCTGACGTTGCGTATAATGGAGTCGCGGCTAAAGCGAACATCAACGCCATTACGATAAACAAAACTAAAAACTTCATGTTTCTCATCGTTTCCCTCCCTCTATAAAGGTTTTAATTATTCGTAACTGTAAAGAACTACGAGTTTAATTGTTCCTGATGCTGTCGCTCCACCCGTTGTGATGATGATTTGCCTGTCTGTGGTTGTAGCGCCTGCGATTGAAACTCCGTTTGCATCTTCCTCATCAACCTTATACGATTTTCCACCGATCGCATTGGTTCGTTGTACTTGGTTTGCTGTATTCCACGTTGAAGAAACCGCGATGTAACGGTCTGCATCCTCATAATCTCCGACTGTCAGTGTTACGCTGCTTCCGAGCGCGTCGCATTGCAAGATAACCTCGATAACGTGTGCGCCTCTTGGCAGATACTCACCTATTTCGATGATACTACCTGAAAGAATAGCATCTGCTTCGTAAGTATCGTGCAATACACGCACATTACCCGCCTGTAACCCCGGAGCCATGATGTTGGAAGCTACAGGGTTGTCGGCAAGCGTCCTATTCGTACCCTTATATGTTGTTGCCATTATTAATCCTCCTCCTTAGTTAATAAGTTACATTAAGTCTCGTCACAAAGAATTTCTATAACTTTATCTTCGTCAAGTCTGCTTGAACCGATTCCAAGATGAGCCTGAACTCTCGTTGCCATGTTCTTGGTGATGTCAATAGATACGTCAGTCGTGATGTCTCTCGCAATCGCAAGCCCTAAACCTGACTGCGCCCAACACATAACTCTACGATAAGAACTGGAGTCTGTATCAAGAAGAGTCTGCGAAATCAAGATGAACTTAAACCCTAAGAACGTGTCAATTTGACCATGTACTAATGCTTTAACAGAGTTATAATCAGCACTTTTTATTTCAGTAGTTTTAAGTAAATCACGAAGTTGCGTTCCTGTTAATGCGATGAATCTCGGTTCCATGTCATCAACGTCGTTGTTATCGAGAATCATTTTTGCATCAAGTAACTTCTGAATAGTCAATCCAGATGCGCCGACTGCGATAACATTACCAGCAGGAAATGTTACGGTATCTCCACCTGCTTTGCCGATGTATGATGTTGCAAACGCCTGGGTGATAATCTCATCATCGATTGAACGCCCTAACGAGTACGAAGCATTGATTGTGTATTTATTGGTGGGGTCTTGGAGCATTTTCAATTCATCTTCTTTATCAATCAAATCGCCCCAGTCGTAATCGACCATAGAAACCTTGCGTCTCTGGTGCTGCGTATTTAATACTGGTGTATCTGCATGGCGGGTTGTTCTTTTTCGTGCGGCGGTCTTGGCTATCTGATCCATGTAGGTATCTTCGCCAACTACTCCTGATTTTAATAATACTGAATTACGGAGCCGTGAGCCTTTCTGTTGGGAAAGGAGTATCACGTCCGCGTTAAACTGCTTAACTAAAGCAGCATCAACAGTGTATAGTCCCATCGTTAATCTCCTTTGTTAATGTTTAATTTCGTCGATGTAAGCGTGTCCCTTTCGGGGGCTAACAAAGTAAATAAGTTTTTGGGGCTCAACACCGTTGAGCGTATCCACTACTAGCAACTATCGGGGGCTTTCCGTGTCCTTTAGTTGCTTTACTGCCCTAACTTCAATTTATACAGCCTTGCCCTTTTCTCGACAAACTCCTGATGCCGGGGGTCTGAGGCGTTATGCAATGGGCTTTTAGTATCAGCTTCCATTGTTTTAATTTCAGCGTCTGCTTCCGCAGGAGTTTGAGTCAAGCCTTGTCCTTTACCGATAAGTAAATCTTCGCTCATTACCTTGCCGATATTAGAAAAAGCCTCAATCACAACAGGATGGTTTCCGATTCCCTGCTTGAAAGCCGCAATCCCTTCTGGGGGGACAAAAGTATCATAGACTTTATTCGCCAGCGCTACATTCTGCCCGTATGCCCCTCCCCACTTCTTATGAAGGTCGGCTACGGAGTCATTGTAAATCTTCTCATTATTCTCATTCATGCCGGAGAATTGACCTATGCCGTAATTCATGTAAAATTTATATAAACCATCAAACTGTTTAGGCGACATTCCAAGTTTATGCGCTTCCGTTCGAAATCCTTTTACCATCTCTTCATCCATCGGAAAGTCTTTAGGAATTTCCAAGTCAGTTGGTATTTTATACGCTTCGGCATTTTCAGGATGCCCAAGTTTCTTATGGAACATACTTATTGCTTCGGTATCGTTTTCATCTTTGGGGACAGGTAAACTTTCCCTGCCTAAGAACTTCTGCGCTGCTACTAATCCCCTATGTGCTTCATTCGCGTCTTTGTACTTTGCAAATACTGGGTCTGCCTTAATATCTTCTGGTAGCGTTGCGATATACTCTGGAGTTATTTCTTCATCTCCTCCACGTTCATTAAATAAATTACTAAAGCCTTTTCTTACGGTGTCAAGTATCCGTAAATACAACGGGTCAACAGTATCGTTTTTCA